TACGTAGGTTCGGATGCGTTTCTCCTGGCCGCAATAGAGGGCCGATATCCCCTTCTCTTTATCCAGGGTCAGGGTCGCCGTCACATCGCAGGGGCTGCCGACTGGAATCCGGATTTGCGTTTCTGTCACTTCCGGTTTCTGGATCTCTACGGCTCTCTTGTCGATTTCAGTCCTTTCTGTCTTTTCCCTGCATTCTAGAATCATGTCAAAAACGGGAATATGGGTGTCGACAGGCCCCTCGGGAGCGTAAGTGAATGCAGCGGGTATGCCTGTCTCTTTCAGAATTAATGCCGCCACAGCATGCTCGAGGTCCTCGCAGCGGTTTTCCTCTAGGTCCTGAATTATAACCTCAATAGCTTCGGCTGCTTTTGGGGTCTGCAGGAATTGTCCGCCGATAGAAAGATAATTTTTAATCACTGGGATCTTCCCGAATTTGGAAACATTGACTCTCTTCATGGCACTCTTAAATAATGCAACATCTATCGATGTTATTACGGGGGCTGGGAATCCCCTCCGCCGCATCTCGGCCCTCACCATTTTGTATTTCTCCATGAAAACCGTCCGGTCCAGGCCCTCCCACGCCGCACTGTCGTTTCCTTCAAACTTCTCTACGTGGACCTGGATGCATCTATGCCGGACATCGAGTAATTTCCGGTCCGTGATGGTGAGTCTATTCTTTAATATTTCCGGGGTTATTTCTTCGATTCTTATCACTTCCTCTCTCCCTGTTTAAATTTGCAGCGAGGGCTGATGCATTTCAGTATCGTCTTCCATCCCTGCCGCCGCATGCGACAGCACGCCGGACGTCTGAAAAGCCCAGAGCCACATTTGGGGCACTTTGTGTCGGGTATGATTACCGTGCTCATAATGTTTTGTCATTTTATTCTAGCGCCATTACCCAGGCGCACTCGCAATTTGGATGAGCTGGAATCAAATCTCCAGATTCTCCTATTGTATAAACCTTCCCGTTATTGTCGCTGCAAATATCGCAGCATTGGGGGTCGGCTACCCATTGCACTTTATGAATCCCCATTCTTTCGTATGCATCCAGGGTCCCTGCTGATAAGGCTCGAGCTGTCTCTGTCCTGGCTATCATCATCGCCCTGTACCGGATGGCCCTTTTCGTATATAGCTCCATCGCCTTTTGGATGGCGGCCACTTCGGCCTCGGCGGCTACCATCCGTGCCTGGAGTGCCTGGAGTGCGGCTTGCTGGCGGGCATTCATTCCGACAGTATTCCGGATTTGCTTCGCCATCTGCTGGAGCGTTGAGCCCGCAGCGATCTCTGTTCCTATTATCGCCATGAGTGCCAGCCGCGTCTGGTCAGTTATTCCGGTCACAAGCTCGTTGGAGTACTGCTCTGCCCATTCGAGGGAGGCTGTGCCGATGGGGTCGGTCCGTTCCTGCTTCTTGATTCTGGCTGCGGTTATGTTCCGGCTACCGATGATATAGATATCCTGCATCGGATCTTCGTATATCTGGGTCCCGATTTCGACCAGGACCTTCCAATCAGTAAGGCTGCCGACGATTGCGGCTGCGGTTTTTCCCCTCAATCGCCGACTGCCTTGGTTGATTTCTTTCTGCAGAATCTCCATATATTCACGGCTGGCGCGGGCGACTCTCGGCTCGAGCCGCCGGACATCTCTCCGGTGCTGCCGTTGCCGACGCTGTGGAGCGGAGATCGCCTTATAGACTCCGTCTATGGCCTTGGAGATTTCTACTAATTCAAGCATTTTCTAGCTGGTACGTCTTCCTTTTTTCCCGGGGAATTGGAATCCAGGCGTAGAGATTCTGTTGCCCTGGGCCATTTCCTTTGCTTCCTCTCTCATCGCTTTGAGGTTCTCATCGCTTATCTCTTTGATGTAGGCAATATTCACGTCCTGCAGGACGGATATCAGCAGCGGTCCTCCATCTCCTGCAATTCCACGAATCATCGGGGTTGATTTGAGGAGCTTTTTTATTGTAGCCTCATCCAGCTTTCCTGTGGCCGCCAGTGTGAGTGGCGGGTTTTTCAAAAAATAAAGTATTGGCATTTAGCCCTCCATATTTAAATTTCTGTTTTTCCCTTTGCAATCGCTTCGTCTACTTGGCCTCTTAATTGCTCTAATGCGGCTGTCATTATCGCTTCCCGTTTTTCCAGGGACTCTTCGCCAATCGGGACATAATTGGCTGCGACGAAGTATTGTTCCCCTTCGGCGTAGGCCGGACGTCCGACTTCAACGGCTGCCATCGATGGTGTCATGGCACCTATCGATACGAGAGTCTGCAGGCGCTTGACCAGGGCGTCCATATCCCGGGTGTCGAGTGGGAGCCATTCGAATCGATATGTTTCGTAGCCCAATCCCTGCCTCATGATTTTTTTGGTTATCATATTTGCAGATGATTTTTTCAGCGGTGCTACAATCGAGTTCCCATAGATTTTCGTCATCTCTTCCGCTACCCCTCCCCCCAGGGAGCCGACTTCTGCTATCCCTATCCGGTAGGGCGGCATCTTATATGAGCTCAAAACGTCCTGCTGCAGGATCTTTATATAAATTTTAAATGCGGCCTCATCTACTTTATTGGCCAGCGGTATCCATTCCACGTCCCCGTCCCGGGGCGGCTTGATGACAAGTGTCTTGTGGGCGTTTGCGCTGCCCTTGATTTCTACGTCGATGAAGTCGGTTATCTTTTTTGCCGAGGCTGCTTTCCAGCGGCCCTTCAAAACTACCAGGGCCTGTGGGACGCCGTAATTCTCAAAAAACGACAGGTTGTAATCCCTTATCCCCATGAGGCCAAAAACAGAGGCCACGGACGGCAGGATGGCCGGGACGCCGTAATAATCGGAGGCGGGATAGTAGCGTTTCCCGAACAGCATCTCGTTTGCGAAATTCACGGAGCTTTTAACGACCTCTCCGGTGGCTGCTGATATCTTTTCATCGCTGCCGAATTTCCTAAACCACATCTTTTTGCTGTTCCTGGTCTGGCAATATTTGAGCTTGGATTTGTGGACTTTTATCGTATGGGCTGGGGTGTGCCAGAGACCGTTGACCTTCCCGTCGCTGTCCCGGGCGACTTCGAAGGCCCACCATCCAATGACCCCCCAATCGATGACGGATTTCTCTACGATGTCGGCAATGTCCTCATCGCTATCTGCGTTTGGGTCCAGGAGGAATTCCGTGATATCGTCCTTTTCTTTTGCGTTTTCCTGGCCCTCCTTAACGGGGATGAGCTTCCATCCCTGACCGATTACATCGCTGGCTATCTGCCGGACACAGGCATCGAAGTAGCCGCAGTTATCCTGCATGGCGAGGAATTCCCCCACAGCATATGGGTGTGGGACGAGGCCATGTTCGATTGCCCAATGTTCCTCTTTCAGCTGCTTCGATTTCCCTCCCCGCTTCGATGCGGCCTGTTTCAAAATCGAAATAGGAAAAAGGCCCTTATCTGTGGCCACAAATACTTCGCCGTATTCTGTCTTTTCTTCGATTGATTCAGCCGATAAAGACTTCTCCTTCGTCATCCTCTATCTCCTGTTCCTTTAATAATTTAGGACGGTCTGGCTTGTCCTTTTTATCCCCCCGAGTCATGCGGGCCACTTCTCCGTCTATCCATTCCCGGTCATCTTCTGGAGGAGCGGCGGCACGCGGTTTTTTTTCTTCCTCTTCGCTGGAGCCTTCAAAGTAAACAATCCCAGGCTCCACGTCCTCATATGGTGCGTTCGCCATGATGAGGGCCTCCATCCGGTCCGGGCTGGGGAGGCCACGACGCCGCATTTCTGCCTTCGGCTCGATTGCTATTATCCCGTCCGAGAGTACACGATATTGGACACCTGCCATCTGATTTCGGAGCTTCGAATCGCTCGGCAGTTCGCTGTAGGGCAGCATCTTCCGGAATGCGAAATGGATCTCGGTTCGCTTATTCTTGTATCGATCCTCGTTTCCTTCGGATGGTTTTTCGGAGCCTTTCATCGGGATGGCATTGTATCCGAGTTCTCGCAGCCTGAAATATACGCCGTTCCCGGGTCCTATGGCATCGACCTTAACCGGGACGGTTCGGTTGAAATTTATAAGCTGGATCACTTCCCCGGTCGCTTCCATCGGGTCTTTGTGGACCCAGATTTTTATGATTTCGAATTTAAAGCCGGATCTCCGTGCCAGGACCGTTTCGTCGCCGCCGTATTCTGCGACATCAAGGCCGTATTCGACGTCCTCCGGGTCCGGCTGGACCCTTCGGTTTATCGCCTTCACGACTTCCCCTAACGGGAAAACCTGATTGATGGAGCTTATGAATTCCCAATCCCCCTCGAGCCACGGTTTTATCAGCTCATCCGGCAGGGTCCGGCGCAGCTCGGCCTCATAATCTGTGGGGAGATGGGGGTTGTCCTTCGGCAGGGCCGGGACGAATACATGGTTCGGCAAGTCCTGATCGATGAATCGGACCTTTATCCAGTTGGGGGACGGGTTGGCTGTCATCAGTCCCTTGTATCGGAGTCCTCCAG